GGCTTTGCGGCGGCGTGGCCGTAGCCAAGGCGGGACATTCCGCAGACGTTGAGTTTGATCCACAGACCGCCCGAATGATCGAAGGCCGGGAGGCCGCTATCGTTCAGCGCCATCGGCTCCCAAAACCATGCCGGGTCGGCATCAAGCAACCGGTCGGTCAAGGCGGCATGTCCGACGTAATCCAGATGAACGGCGCTCTTGTGGTGCCAGCCGCCACAAACGTTGCAGCGGACGCCTTCGTTCATGTTCTTTTCGCGGGCTTCGCGCTGGGCCTTGGTCTCCTTTGGGAGTTTGCTAATCTGGTGCGCTGGGAATGGCTGGCGCAGCAGATCAAGCCCGGTTGCCTTGGCGTTCATTTCGACTTCCTCAATTCCTTGCGGACGATGCGGTTGAATTTCTCGGCCTGCACGAGCATGGCAATGGCGCGCTGCCGGCTGGCCTCAGTCATGAAGCCAGACGAAAACGCGCGCCCTGCCTCGTGGGTCGCCGCCTGGACGGAGAGGAACACGGCGCGGGCCTCAGCGGGGACGGGGCGATAATCGGATAGGGCGATGGTCTTAGCTGTCATAGTAGCCATCCTTCGCCCGTTGGCGCTCACGGTCGGCCATGTCGGCAAACCGCTCCTGCATGGCCCCGTAGGCGAGCTTGTCGGCGCGGGCCTCGGCTTCCTTCTCGGAAAGCCCCTCTTCTTCGGCCTCCATGAGGATGCGGTCATATTCTTCCATGAAAATGTCCTTCACGATGCTCATGGTTGCTTCTCCATCTCGATCCTTGCCATTTCAGCAGTCAAGTCGTCATGCGACAACTCCCGTAGGCGGTTGACCCTGGGGGCCATGCGGACGCCCCAAGGCTTCGGCTCGTCGGCGTGTTCGGGCCAGCGGGCGTGGGCGATTTCGGTGGCTTGGCGGGCGCTCATCACAATGTTCCGTTCTTCCGTTGGTCGTAATTCGCCTCGGCCTCGTACTCGCGGGCGCAGGCTCCATCGCAGACGGTCACGCCGTCATCGAACAGGTCGCGGTCGAAGCAATCGTAGCTCTCACCCTCGCCGGGAATGTCGCAGACGTACTCGATGCCGCAGACCTCGCAGGCATGGCAGCAATCGATCTTGAAGGCGTCCAGCGGCGAGCCGTAGTCACGGGTCCATTCCGCAATCCATGCGGCTTGGACCGGATCGGCGGGGTTGAAGGGGACGGCGCGGAAGGTCATGACGCAAATTCGCTGTTTCCGCGAAACTCACCCTCGCCGCCGTTCGGGTAGGCGGCGCGGAACCAAGCGGCGGCGCTGCCGTATTTGGCCACGCGGGCGTCGAGGGTGCGTTCCTGAAACGAACGCGGCGCAACAGCCACGCCATCGGACGCAGTGTCGAGCTGTGGGGCGATGTGGATGTTCATTGTGTGTCTCCTTGGCTTCCGTAACAGACCCGCCGGGGATAGCGGGCCTGTGGCTGAAGTCATGGGCTCCCTGCTCGTTGATGACGATTGACCATTGCATGGCGTAATGTGCTGGTCAACAGGAAATTTCACATTGACACGATTTATTTTAGCGCGCATCAATGGCGCATGGCTAATTCACCCTCTGAATTTATCGACGAGATCGGCGCGAGGCGTATCGCTGAGGCCGTAGGACAAGACATCGGCGTGGTCCGCGTGTGGAAGCACCGGAACAAATTTCCCCGCGCCGTCTGGCTGCACCTGGCGACGGAATTTCCCGAGCTGGACCTGAAAACGCTTGAGGCGTTTGATGGGGTGTCGGCATGACCAATTCACCGAAGGGCGGACCCTCACCCTTGGTGACGAAGCGGTGTTTAGCGGCCCGCTTCAGCGCCCGGCACTTCGCGAGAGTGGCCGGGCGCATCTTTTTCCCGCTGACATGGCTGCGGCTGCGAAAGCTTCGCGCCATCCGTCGGGCGGCGTTCGAGGCTCATCGTGATGCGCTGCGACGGGGCGACAGGCGCGATCAGCATTACACGCGCGGCGACCTGTATAAGGCCACGACGGACGTTATGCGGGCGGAGGGGCGGTGGTGAGCCCACTTGCCGACTATCACGACCTGATCGCCCGCAAGCGCGTCGCCTTCGAGCCGCGCGGGCTCGCCAAGGTTCCGGCGCTCAATCCCGCGATGAAGGATCACCAGGCACATTGCACGGACTTTGCATTGCGCGGCGGATCGGCGGCGCTCTTTCTCGATACCGGCCTCGGCAAGACGTTCTGCGCCGAGGAATGGGGACGCATCGTTGTCGAGCATACCAATCGCCCGGTCCTTATGCTCGCGCCGCTGGCGGTTTCGGCCCAGCACGAGCGCGAGGGCGAACGGTTTGGGATAGATGTGAAGGCCATACGCGATCCATCCGAGATGACCGGCCCGCGCGTCTACGTCACCAATTATGAGCGGCTTGCCAAGTTTGACGCCGACGACTTCTCCGGCGTCATCCTTGATGAGAGTTCAATCCTCAAATCCTTCACCGGCAAAACGACGCGGGCCCTGACCGATGCTTTCCGCATGACGCCTTACCGGCTGGCATGTACGGCGACGCCTGCCCCGAACGATCACGCCGAGCTTGGCTCCCATTCCGAGTTCCTGGGCGTAATGCAGCAGAACATGATGCTCCAACGGTGGTTTCTGCACGATAGCGCCGACACCGGGACATGGCGCATGAAGGGCCATGCCGTTGAGGACTTCTGGTCCTGGGTTGCGTCATGGGCGCGGTGCATATCGCTGCCATCCGATATTGGCTTTTCCGATGATGGTTACGTCTTGCCGGAATTGGACGTTCGCCGCCATATGGTGAGGGCGGATCGAAGCGCATCGACCGGCGAGGAAACGGACGGCCAGGCGCGGCTTTTCCGCATCCCCGACACATCGGCAACATCCATCCACAAGGAAAAGCGCCTGACGACCGATGCGCGGGCCGATGTTCTCGCGGCCATCGTGGCGAATGAGCCCGCCGAGCCGTGGGTCTTGTGGTGCGATACCGATTACGAGGCCGATGCCCTGACCGCTCGGATACCGGGCGCGCTTGAGGTGCGGGGCTCGATGGACCCTGACGAGAAGGAGCGCCGACTAGTGGCGTTCTCGACGGGCCAAGCGCGCATCATCGTCACCAAGCCGTCCGTGGCTGGCTATGGTCTCAACTGGCAACATTGCGCCCGCGTCGGGTTTGTCGGGCTCTCGTTTTCTTACGAGAGCTTCTATCAGGCCATCCGCCGATGCCATCGGTTCGGCCAGACGCGCAATGTCCAGGTCCACGTTGCCTGCGCCGATACGGAAGAAAGCATCTGGAACGTGGTTAGTCGCAAGGCTGGCGATCACGAAGGCATGAAACGTCAAATGACCGCTGCTATGGGCCGCGCGGCTGGTCTTACCCTTCGCCCGGCCATCTATCAGCCGACAGAGCCCGCAATCATTCCCTCATGGATAGCCGCATGACCGCCGTAATGGATCAGTTCATCTGCGACCGTTTCGGCGCATATAACGCCGATTGCATAGAGTTTGCGGCAAGCCTGCCGGCAGATTGCATCGACTTTTCGGTTTACTCGCCGCCGTTCGCGCATCTGTTTGTTTATTCGGACAGTGAGCGTGACCTTGGCAACGTCAAGGACGAGGCCGAGTTTAAGGCGCTTTACGCGCATCTGGCGCGCGAGATGTTCCGAATTACTAAGCCGGGCCGTTTGTCGGCGGTTCACTGTTCGGACCTGCCGCGCACGAAATCCATGCACGGTAGCATCGGGCTCTATGATTTCCCGGCGGATATTCGTGAGGTCCATGAGGCGGCGGGGTGGACGTATCATAGCCGCGTGACGGTCTGGAAAGATCCAGTTGTTGAGATGACGCGGACCAAGGCGCTTGGGCTTCTCTACAAGCAACTGAAAACCGATAGCACACGCAGCCGCGTCGGCATGCCGGATTATCTTCTCATTTTCCGCAAGACGCCCGATGATGAGGCGGCAGACACTGACCGCGTGGCCCAGGACGAGAAACTGTTTCCTGTGGAACAATGGCAAAAGTGGGCCTCGCCGGTCTGGATGGATATTCAGCAGACCAATGTGCTCAATGTCCGAATGGCCCGCGAGAACAAGGACGAGCGCCACCTTTGCCCGCTCCAGCTCGACCTGATCGAGCGCGCCATCCGGCTCTGGAGCAATCCCGGCGATACGGTGTTTTCGCCGTTCATGGGCATCGGCTCTGAAGGATGGGCGGCGCTGAATTGCAAACGGCGGTTTATCGGTACGGAGTTGAAGGCCAGCTATTTCCAGCAGGCCGTTCGTAATTTGCAGGAGATGGACGCGCAATCGTCCGCGCCATCCCTCCTTTCGTTGGCTGGTTTGGCATGAACCTTTGCCTTGCCGATCAATCCCTCGCCGCCATCTGGCCGCTGATCGAGCCCAAGCTTGCCGAGCGCGAGCGGCCCGCCAAGGTGACACCGGAGGCGCTGGCTCACGTTGAGCGGAAATTCGCGGAGGCGCAATCTCGCCGCGCTATGGGGCAATGGAAAAGCAATGGCCGATAGACGAGACACCAGGTTTGTCTGGACCGACGAAATCACCGCCGAACTGAAACGCGTTCTCCAGGCCGGCATGACGGCTGAGAAGGCATCGAAGGCCGTTGGCTGCACCCGCAACGCCGCTATCTCCAAAGCCCGGCGCATGGGCTTTCCGCTCAAGTCTGGCCTCAATGGTGGGGAATGGCGTCAGGTTGAGCCTCCCAAGCGTCCCAGACGCGTCCATAAGGCCAAATCCGATCCGATAAGCCCGAAGTCCACCGCGCCTGACAATCCGCGCCTGGTGACGCTGAGAACGGTTCCGCTTCAGGCCGATCCCGTCCCGCTTGTCGAGCTTTGCGCCTGCGGTTGCCGCTGGCCGCTCGATGGCGAGCACGAGGGCCTGTTTTGCAATGCGGTCCAGGACGATGAGCGGCCATATTGCAAGGCTCATTCGTCCCTCGCGTTCATGCCTGCGAAAGTGTCCCCTCGTGATCTGGCGCGGTCGCTGCGGAGATATACGTCATGAGCCCGCGCGCCAGAGCGTTGATCGCCCAGGTGGCGCACGACTACGGCCTGACCTATGACGACCTGACGGGCCGGGACACAAGCCGGACAGTCACACGGGCGCGTTTTGTGGCTATGGCGAAGGTCCGCCAGCTTGAGCGCGAGAACGGCGAGCCTGTGTTTAGTTATCCGCAGATTGGACGCATGTTCGGCAGGGATCACTCCACAGCTATAAATGGCGTTCGCCGCGCTCGATCTATGGCCACAGAATATCAATTGCCTGTGGATTATTCTACGGCGGCATCTTCTTGCGCCATCACGGGCGTGATGTAGGATGGGCGGGCGACGCGAGGTTCGTACACCTCAAGCGCCGCCCTTAATCAACGGTTCGAGGAAAACCGCGACCTATGGCTAATTTAACCAATCGAACACCATCGGACAAGAGCCAACCGGCTCGCCTCCGCGCCCTGGCGGTTCTGGCAATCACACAAAGCCTGTCTGAAATGGCTGTTGCCTGCCCTGCTGATACACTGAACGACGCGGCCTACATGCTCATGCGGGAAGCCGCCATGAGAATGATCGGCATTGTCGGCAAGCAAAGGGCTGCGGAGACACTGTATCGCCTTGCGGACGAGCTAGCGACGTATGTCTGACGCCACCGTCAACCTACAGGCCGAGTTTGATGCGCTTGGCATGGCGCTCTATTCGGAGACGGCGCGAAGGTCGCTGATCGAACAATTGCGCGCCGATCACTTTTCGGAGCCCGTTCATCGCGACATATGGGCGTTGGTTCTGGATGGCATTAGCGAGCCATCCCTTATCATTCAGCGGCTGGGTGAGCATCGCGGCTTTGCCGAGATGGGCGGCAAGTCGTGGATCGCTGATATGATCGATGCCGCGCCGTCTGACCTTTCCGCTGATGAAACCGCAGAAACCATTATTGACGCTTGGACGCGCCGCTCGTTGGCGACCACGGGGCTGGAAATGCAGCGCGCCGCATCGAAGGCCCCCGGCAAAGCGGAATTGATCCTGCACGACAGTGAGCGCGCCCTTGCGGAGATAGCGCG